AGAGTATTTGATTCAAAAGAAAATTATGATGCTTTGATTAAAGCATTTGGTGGTGATCGTAAACTGGCAGAAGCCGAAGCCAAGCGTTATTTTGCCAGCCAACTAGAAAACAAAAAAACTGCTTTAGATGTTGAAAACTTTATTCGTGATAAAAGATCAATGCTTAGAGAAACCAATTCTTTGCCAATGGCTGAAAAATATGCAATAGATTTAAGAACTTACGAAAAGCGTGGAGCTGCTGCTGGACAGGTTAAAAAATCTGAGGAAACTATTGCTAAAGAGAAAAAACAATTGGTTCAAGATTATCAAACTTTTGAATCAAATCTTTCTGTTGCAGCCAATGATCCCGCTAAAATTACATCGGCTGCACACAGTCTTTCTAAGTCTATGTTAGAACATGGTCATATTAACCAAACTCAATATCGTGAATTAGAACGCCAAATTGAACGGGTAAGACAAACCACCAAAAATGCAACAACATTAAACCAACAAATGAAATTACTTGCTTATCGTGCAGCAGGATATGGTTTAGTAGGTGGTGGAGCAGCATATTTGACTGGCAAAACATTAGGCGGTGATTAAATGAGCAAGAAAAGTAAAGGCGTTAACCCCGATTTAGAGGAAGCAGTTAGCACATTGCTAAAAGAAGTGATGGCGGATGAAACTGCTTCTTTGACCGATAAATGCAAGGTTATTGATCGTGCCGTCAACATTGAGAAGCTAAAACAGAAGCTGAGTGATGAGGAATGGGGTGCGGGATTTGCTATTCCAAATGACGAAGATGATGAATAGGGTTAAACTATGATATTCATTAGTAAAGGGGATAATTATGGAAGCAGTAGCCTTGGTACGCCTAGCGTTAGGGGTCATTACAGACCGCTTGATAACGATTATGGCTTTAATAGCAGCGAGCATTATGTGCGGTTGGACAATGTGGAATCCCATGTGGGAACGGGTAACAACACTAGCCATATTCGTAGTATTTTGTTACCTTATAGTAAATGTCAAAGAAAGGACAAAAAATGAGCCTAAAACCGAAAACGCAGGGTAGTACAGGTAGCACTCCTCATAAAAGACCATCAGAAAACAATCAGCAAGTATCTAAAGCTGTTCGACCTCCATTGCCTAGAGATGGATCTGCCGATGGAATTAACACTTCTTTAGGTGGAAAGATGCCAGCAGGGTATGTTTCTGTATGGAATTTTGATGGTAATAAAAACACCAAAAACTCCGCTACAACTAAGCCTGGCAACGCTGGTAAAAAGAGTATCTACTAATGGCTAATAATATTGCTTTTCAACCGATGGGCAATACAGTATTGCTTGCTTGTACTACTACGACTTCAAACGCATCAATTACTGCTGTCAGCCCTGTAAATCAGTACATGATTGTCAATACTGGCAATGTGGCAGCTTTTGTTACTTTAAGCGGTAATGCAAATGTGACGGCAACCGTTGCCAACGCTACAGCAAACTCAACATCATTTTGCGTAGGCGCTGGATCAACCAAAGTCATCACACAGTATCAAAGCAATGCTAATGTGACTGTATATGCTGCTGGAATTACCTCATCTGGTAGCGCCAATGTATTTATTACTCCAGGAGAAGGATTATGAGTTTATTAGATAAGATCGAGTCTTTTGTAAGCAAAGAATGTATTGAAATGGGCAGTGCAATGCACCAGCTTATTCAACGCTTTGTTGCTCATGCTGAACCACAAGAGGAAGCACAAGCGATTACCGAAGTAGCCCCTGAAGTTGCTCCTCCTGCTGATGTAACCCCAGTAGAGCAAACTCCAGCCGAGTAATGGATAGAAAGCCCGCTGCTGCCATAATCGCAAGCGCAGCGGTGCTTGTTGGAGTTGCTGTACATGAAGGATATAGTGGCACTGCTTACCAAGATGTAGGCGGTGTTTATACCGTTGGTTATGGTCAAGCTGACGGTGTCAAAAAGGGTGATAAAACAGATCCCGTAAGAGCGTTAGTCAAGCTGGAAGAAAGCCTTGATGAACACGCTAAAGGCATGGTGAAGTGTATTCATGTGCCTATTTCTCAAGGAGAATACGATGCTTATTTGGATTTTACCTACAATGTTGGGGTGTCTGCTTTCTGCTACTCAACCCTTAATAAAAAACTTAATAGCATGGACTATGCAGGTGCTTGCAAAGAGTTGTTGAAATGGGATACCGCTGGCGGTAAAGTAGAGCCAGGGCTTTTAAAGCGCAGACAAGAGGAATATGAAAAGTGTTCGCTTCCATCCAATTCAAACTGATTGCTTACATCGTTGCAGTAGTCTTGACATTTTCTGCTGGCTGGACTGTCAACGGATGGCGCTATCAAAAGAAAGAAGCAGCTCAGAAGATAGCTCAGGAACAAGCAATAGCAGCCAAAGAAAAAGAAAATCAACAAGCAGCCGATCAGATTAGGAAAGAAAAAGATGCTCAAATTAACGCTATCAACAATCAGCTTGCTGATGCTCTTATCAAGTTGCGCTCAAGACCCAGTCGTAGTCAGTACAGCGCCAACAATGGACAAGGTGGAACTGGGCTGTCCCTTTCTGCCGAGGATGCAGCTTTTCTTGACAGGGAAGCTGCCAGAGCAGACGGACTGCGGACAGCGCTAGAAGCCTGTTACAAACAATATGATGAGGTAAACAATGCCACTCGCTAAAGGTGTAACAAATAAGACTGTGTCAGCAAACATCCGCAAGCTGATAGGAGAAGGTCGAAAGCAAAAACAAGCGGTAGCAATAGCGCTATCAGAAAAGCGTAAATCAAAACGATCCAAGCGAGCAAGTAAAAGGGGTTAGGATCATCGACTCTCATTACAAGTCTTTAGCTAAAGCAGTTACTTGGCGCATGACAGGTAGCCTTGACACATTTGTTTTGTCTTGGATTATCACTGGTCATGTCTCCCTTGCTTTCTCCATTGCGTTTATAGAGTTATTTACCAAGATAGCCCTGTATTGGCTACATGAGCGTATCTGGTTAAAGATCAAGGCGCTGGAGTAAGTTGCCCTTCAAACAAGTAGCTTCCTAAATGTCCTAAGTTAGCCCAAGGCGCTGCAAACACTTTTCCACCCGCTAATCTCCAAATACGGCAAAAGTGATAATCCTCTGAAAGCAAGCGATTGCTATCAGGTTCAATCGAGGTAGCAAAGTATTCATGGATCTGCTCTGCGTGATTTAACTGACCTGAAAGATCTCCTACATCATTGGTGTAAGAAGGTACTTTTTTCTTGAGCTTCTCAAACACCTTGCGTTTAATCAACATAAAGCCAGTACCGCCATTAAAGATCTCTACTGGTTGATCTATGGGAACAGTAACTTCACCCGCATAGTCAACTAGGTTAACTACAAAACTTCCTGTATGGCTCTTTAACTGGTCATTAGGAACACCTGCATCCATTGCTTGCTTGGTGCTATTCCAATTGATCTCTTTTTTAGGGTAGATACCGCAGATGATGTCTTTATCAGCTTGGATCATTCTCACAATGTCCTCTGGTCTGAATTTGATGTCTGCATCAATAAACATCAAATGGGTAGAGTTGGACTTCAAGAAAGTATGCGCTAAAGCGTTTCTAGCCCTAGTAATCAAGCTCTCGTTAAACATAAAGCTAAACTGAGTTTGGATTCCCGCTTGGCTTAATACGCTAATGGATTGCAATATCGACTGAGTGTAAAAGCCAGCGCACATACCGCCATACATGGGGGTGGCAATAAAAATAATCGGTTGTACGGGTTCTTTTGATACTGCCTTCTTCTTAGTTGCCATGATTTTCCTTAAATAAAGTTGTCGGTACTAGCGTTAATGACTTCGTTAATCAATATGTTCTTTCTGTCGTTAGAACACTCGTGCATACAAGTGGTCTTAGCATTGAATTTGTCCATATAGGCTTGTGTTTCAGGGCTAAACCATAGCCTATGAAAGCTACTGTCTTTGATAGATCCTATACATCCTGACTTATCGTAGGCTTTGTTATGACAAGCATATACATTGAGGTCTGCACCGATGACGGGTACGGTCTGCATAATGAAGCACTTGTGATAGCTTCTAGTATGAGAGTGACTACTCCCAGGAGTAATGTTGTAAGTGCTGTTAACAGTAAAGCGATCATCACATATCTTTTGAATGTTTTTAAGCTGTTCATTAACTTCCTCTGCTATCGGTTTATGGTATTCATAAAAGTCTGGTACATACATTGGACTGAAACGCACATTTTCAACACCGCTATCTTTTAATAACTGGGTTAGTCCCCCAAGATTTTTGTAATTGTTGCGATGCACAATATAATTAACAGCCAGATCACATCCCGCATCTTTCATTCCCGCAAAACCTCTTAGATTGCGGATGATGCTATCAAAACTCTTTTCTGGCACATTCCTAAACCGCTTCATTTCCTCGCCATTGGTGTAATCCATTGATACACGCACCCACTTGGCTTTGGCTAAGACTTCCGCTTTTTCTTTAACTAGGTTCTGACCATTGGTGATGATGGATAGGTCCATCTTGAGAGCTAATGTTAAGCGCATGAAGTCTGCTATATCAGGGTGCATCAATGGCTCTCCACCCCCACTCCATGTAATAGCTTTAGTACCCATGTTGGCTAGGTCATGCAAGATCTCAATCATCTTATCTCTAGGGATGATGTCATCTTCCTTCATGTCCTCGTGCATACCGCTAACAATATGTTCTTCTTCTCCACCGTCTTTTACTCTAAAACCAGTGCTATACACGCAAAAGAAACATCCGTGATTACAAAGGTTAATTGGCTTGACCCGAACATACACAGGTGCAGTAACCTTCCCCGCCCCAAAAGAAATCAGCTTTTCTGGATGATGGAAGATCTTAAAATCACTGTATTTATTGCTTTTCACGCTAAATCCTTATATTCGACCAACATTACGGAATCAAAAGTCTTGCTGGCAAGGTCATAAAACACTTCAATATCACCCTCATCTTTCATTTTCCACACAGGAAAGCTCACCATTTGGCGTATTCCCTCAGTTAAATCTTGAGTATGAGTAGCGCCTGTATAAAGAGGCTTCTTGGTATTGCCCACAATGCAACGAATAATGACTTTTGGGTGGAACTCACCATGAGAGATTTTGGCTATTTTGTCTAAATGGTTGACCATTGCATCCATTGCGTTCATTAAGAAGTCCATACGCTCAATAAAGACCACTGGGAGGTATCCCTTGAGTGATAGTCCTATTGCAAACCCCATCATCAGGTTCTCTGCTACAGGCATCTCAATAATCTGACTATCTGCCACTTCTTTTAGCGTACCTAATGCTCTGCCTTTTTTAAGACCATAGCCAATAAAACGCACTTGAGGGTTTTGGGCTAATTTGGTATTGGCTTTAGTAAGCTCATCCTTGTAGCTCATTTAACATCCTTAAAAACAATATGCTTTTTAGTGCCGTTGCCAGCATGAGGATAGGTAGGATCGTAGTTGTTGCGGATTACGCATCCTGGCAGCCTAAACCTAAACTGATAAGGTAAGCGTTCCTCTAGCGTTGAATCTACGCTACGGTTGTTATCTTCAATAATAAATGTACAAGGTAGATCATGTCCTTGGACCATCATTACCGCCTCATAGAAGTGTCCTTGTTCTTCTGCACCATCACCTAAGAAACACCAGACCCTACTAGAGCTACCTTCTTCTTTTAAAGCATAAGCCAGACCTGTTGCAATAGCGCAAGTGCCAGATAAAATGCTCGAAGTAAAAAAGTGACGGTTATTGTCGAAAATAAACATAGAATCGCCATCCAAAATGCTTGCCATAAGCTCATTTGCGGGTATTCCAGCCAATAGAGCGTGATGGTGATTCCGATGAGTGCTGAAAATCCAATCTCCATCTTTAATCTCCTTGAACAAGTCAATCAAAAAATCCTCATTACCGCCTGATAGGTGAATGAGGTAGGGTAAATCTCCCGCTTCCCAATGAGATGCTACCGCTTTCTCAAACGCAATCAAATCTTCTTTTGCGCAATTTTTCATTAAAACAACGAATCCTTAATAACAGGTGAAACCGTCTTTTTAGTAACCATACATTTGCGCTTAGATCCTTCCTTAAGCATCCCCATCTCTAGTAATTCATTGACCCTACCGCAAATTGAACTTAACTCTAATCCAGTTAAAACATGAAGCTCTCTGCGTGAATAACTCTCACCAAGGTTCATAAAGTCCAATATGGCTTTAGCTTGTGCGCCTACTTTGCCACTAGCCCTATGTTCTTTATAAGCGTTAATCGAAGTCTGAGCGACTGTCATACAAACTCCTTGATAACCACGCAATCCTTACAAACTTTCACTATTTCGTAGCACTTCTTTTTACGCCAAAATAATAATGTCATATTTATCCCCATAAATAGTGGTGAGCTGCTCAAAAAGACCCTCACCGTAGCCCACCTAACTATCTGGCTAATTTACGCCAAATTCGCATCTGAGCTTGCGGAGTGATCCTCCATCCGATCAAGCATGACTACACAACCGCCACCCTTTTTCGGCACACCTCTTGTAATAGATACCCGTTGTACCTGGCAATCGTCATCGAAAACTCCAGCATCTTGTAAGGCATCCAAAATGGGCTTAATACAGTTGTCAATATCCATGAGTTTTTTGGATCTTGGATGTAAGACGATTTCAACCCACATGGGAGCATCTCCAAACTTAGGTACACGCCATTCCGCACAATATTCTGCAACATGATTCTTAAAATCCCTTCCCCGTTGGCTGATAAACCTACGATGTCCACTAGCGATCCAGTAGTTATTGATTGAGGGTGGATAAGGTAGGTTTAAATGAATCATCAGCAGTTAATTGGTTTAAATGGTCCTTCGGTATTGGTATCCCAGCAGCAAACACCACCATTGATGTCACGCTCACATTTTGTGGCTGCAAACACGCTGGTTACAAAAAGTAAAGATATTACATAAGCAATAACAAATTTTTTCATAATTTTCTCCTTAAAACGGAATTTCGGAATCATCGACACGATTCACTTCTTTTGGATAAACGCCAGGGTTCTGTGGTTTCCAGTTATCCTCAGATAAGCTAATTAAGCTACCTTTAGGGGTTTGCTTAGTCCATCCCGCAATCTTGAGTGTTTGACCCGCTTTATAGTCCTCTGAGAGCAATAGCGTACCTTTCCAGTCGGGTGAACGCTCATTGGTTTTCTTTTCGTTCTGAAACAGAACACCTTTGCCCATCTGGGCGATATGACCATTAGCCATTGTTGATTTCCTTTCTAATTGCTTGGAGTTTTGATAAGAACTTCGCTGTAGTATTGCCGTCAAATGTTTTTGTATAGGCTTCATTGACATCTCTAAATGCCTTTATCTTGGAGAACTTTTCCTCTGGTGTCATCTTGCTTGATTCATGGATCTTGGCGTGCATCTCTGCGAAACCATCAATCCAATCATCTTTACAAACATAATGCGCATACGGAACATCATTACCAGGAACATACATCGGCAATGCCATATCAGGGATGTCATCAGGAATAGCGGAAAGATCCACTACGCTAGGAATGACTGATCCCATGTCTTTTAATACGGTAGGCTTGGCGGTCTGGGTTTCGAAGTTTTCGACTTCATCTGGCGAGTAGAACCCCGTAACAGATCCAGGGAAAACTGATCTAATCCCCTCTGAAATACAACGGCTTCTGAGCATCGCTCTGGGAAACTTTTGCCATCCGCTTCCTGGTTTAACAAGACCAATTTTGGTGGCTTGTCCAATGGTCCATGTAACCGCAAGGTTACCCCCGTTGGGATGTGAAAAAACTCCTGTAACTTGCTCATCTGTGTACTCCTTCCATTCGACTTTGCCACCTGCATTTTGGAAACGGGCAAGCATCGCATCAGCCTTCAATGCTGGTCTGCCTTGGATAACATGGTATTCCTGAACTGCTTTAGCGGGATGAATACCCTCTGCCTCACAAACTGCCATGAGAGCTAATACTTGGTTTGCATCAGTCATTCCAAATAACTTGGACTTGGCAAACGCCTCTGCTAATTTAACTTTCTCGTCAAACGGGATTATGTTGGACATGATTTTTTCCTTTAGTTAGGTTGTAATGCGTAATATTGCGTCTTGATGCCTCAATTTGTGAAGGCTTCATCTTTGTTAATCCAGTCTTAAATGCGTGCTGCTTATTTTCGGATGGCGTTACCCATTCAAGATTGCTAACCCAATTATTTAATTTATCCCCATCTTTATGATTCACATGAAGTCTTTTTTCGTCTTGCAAAAGATAAACTTGTGCAACCAGGCGATGAACATAAAACTTTTTAGTCTTACCTTCTTTAGATAAAACAACTTGAAAATACCCGTTTCTTGTTTTGCAAGGTTTTAAATACCTTCCTTCATGTATTTTATTGGGATAAGACCATATCAAACCTTGAACAGTTACAGCATACAAATATTCATATTCTGGAATATCACGCATGAATCATCTCCGCTAATGTAATTACTGTATCAATGACTGAGCTGGCAGCCATCACCCAAATTGCAATATCAATGTTGGTCATCTTTGAACCCCTTAATAATTGATTGTAAATAAATGATTTTGTGGGCATATTTAACTAAAGCATCTTTTAATCTTGCGTTTTCCACTTTCAAATCATGTATGTCCATCTCCATATCATTTATTTCCTCCTCTGTGCCAGAAATAACTTGTTCTTGATAAACTAACTTATTCATTATTTGTTTAAATGTTTTTGGTTTTGTCATTTGACTAAGAACCTCCGAGAACCTGGCTGCTCGACTACAAACTGCTCATAAATATCAGGCATGGCACTCTGAAACAGTGATGCTGAGAACTTCTTAGAGCTTTTAGAGGACTTCCAAGAAACTAATGTCTGTCCATCCACTGTTCTAATCTCTTGGCACTCTCCCATAAGATTTCGGACAGCCACTTCAATCTGCTCCTCAGTAGCTTCAAGGTGTTTAATCTGATTCTTGACATCCCGTAACTGAGCGATAGCCAACTCAACTTGCTGTGTAGCCGTAACCACCGCAGTAGAGGATGACGGGTAAATGATCTTAGTTTGCTCAATGGTTTCTGCTGGCGGAAGCGTACCCGCTTGGCAATGACCCCAAACTGTAGCCATTTTCTGTATGAGATCATCTTTTTCCTGATCTGAAATAAAGAACTCGAATGTATGAAACTCTTGACCACCAAATAGAACAGCCAAAAAGATCCGATTAACATTGTGGCAAGCAGCTTCGTGGACAAGTTGTGCGTAATCAGCATCAGGAATCCGATTAGTGTCGGGATCAAACTTAGAGCGAACTGCTGCGTTGTAGTTTTTAGCTTCAACAAGCACACCACCATCAGCACTAATGAAATCAAAATGAGATTTAAACCAAGTATGCTTTGAATGGGTAATCGAGTAATCAGCATCTTTTAACTCCATCTTTAAACGATCTTGAGCCAGCTTTCCAATCAAAGGTTGCATGACATGACCCATCTGCACTGCTTCCACGCCTGAGAGGTCTTTTAGCTCCTTCTTACCTTGCTTCTCTAAGATGACATCTACCATCTTGCCATTAGCGACCTTACGACTGTCACCTGACCATATGGCGGAACGCCTTATCTCTGGTGCAAAATCTGCTTGATCGTTCATACCACCTCCATAATGGTTTTAACAATCTCTTTCCAACTGTCGATCTCATCTTCTAGATCTTCTAACTCTTGACCTAGCTTGCCTGTTTTGTTTTGCTCTTGCTTTAACTCATCTAGCATCTGAGCTATGA